CTTACCGCAGGAGTTAATAGCGCAGCGCTCACTTGCGGCCCGAATGTCCTATCGTTGTAAGGATGGTACCATTGAAACAGCTACGGCTCGATTGAAATACGGGATGACCAAGACTTCAGCTGCTCAATTTTATGGAGCTGAATATTCTGACTTCTCTATCAATACACGCCCAGGACTGTGCATGGGAACGTTCGTTAGTGAGTCTAAGCCCCCAGTTATTTGCGGCTTTCATCTAGGCGGAATAGATGGAAAAAACCGTGGGTGCTGTGGAATGTTGACGCAAGATCATGTCGATTCCGCTATCCATCAGATAAAACTTCTCGATGTGCTTCCGAGTATGTCTGAGGGTACTATGCCGACGGAGTTATATGGCAAACAAATCCTTAAAACCGTTGATGTTCATCCCAAGAGTATTGTCAATTTCATGGCTCCTGACAATCATTTTGAGGTGTATGGTATGACAGATGCCCGCACTAATATGATATCTGGTGTTGTTCCTACGATGATTTCTGATACAGTTGCCGATGTCTTTGAACAACCTAACATATGGGGACCGCCGAAATTTAAACCGGAAAAGAGATGTTTTCGTGAAGCCCTATTGCATAGTTCGAATAGTAATGCGGGGTTTGAGCTAGAGTATTTGTCAGCTGCGAAGACGGATTGGGTAGAGCCTTTGCGGGCGAAGATTAAAAGTGGTGAGTGGATTGCCTTAAAACCGTTGACTGATGTGGAAACTGTATCTGGAATAGACGGTCGCAAGTTTATTGATTCCATGAAAATGTCTACGTCCGTGGGTTTTCCTTTAGGTGGACCCAAGAGTGAGCATGTTATTTTCTTGGATCCAGTCGATTACCCGGAACAAAATCAACCCAGAACTTTGAACCCTATTTTCTTTGAAAGGATGCGGGAAATGGAGCGAGCTTGGACACAGGGTGAACGGGCTTATCCCGTGTTTAAAGGTAGCTTAAAGGACGAGCCAACGAAGGTAACTAAAGATAAGGTACGCGTATTTCAAGCTTCTCCGATTGAGTTGCAGTTAGCAGTGCGCAAGTATTTTTTGCCTGTCATGCGTTTTTTGTCAATGCACCCGCAGTTGTCTGAATGTTCTGTGGGCATTAACGCCCAAGGTCCTGAATGGCACGAACTAGCCAATCACGTGACTTCTTTTGGTAAGGATAGGATCTTTGCTGGGGATCATTCCAAGTACGATTTAGAAATGAAGCCTAGTGAGATGTTTCTGGCCTTCAAAGCTATTATCGAACTTGCAGAAGAGTGTGATTATAATGAAGTAGACCTTCAAATAATGAGGGGAATAGCAACGGAAATTTGTTACCCCACTATGTCTTACG